ATCCATAATTCCAATATGGGGACAAATGCGTTGAATAACAGGTATAAGCAACTTATTAAACATAGCATCACCATAATTAGACTCCGCAACAATGGCTTGCACTTCGTTCTCAAGAGCTATTTGACATAGTTTCTTAAGGACAGCTTCTGAATAACCACCCTCCAATCCGCTTAATTCATGTATAAATATATAACCATTTGATGTAGAGGCCACGCAATAAGCCGTTTCATCGTTTCCTCTTCCGCTAGGGTCTACAAAAAGTAACTTCTGCAATGGTTTAACAAATTTCTCAGAGATCCACATGGGGTCGTATATCTTATCTCCAGCCATTCCAAACGATGGGACGTTTTTCTTTGGCTGAGATGCTCCCCATACTATTTTTTCGGGAACCAATTCGTGATTAAAATCTAATACAATTAAATCTTCTAGTTTAAGTGGATATTTCTGAGCATCTGCTAAGCTGGTATCTAGCTTATAATGAAGCCCAAATAATGTTGGCCCTACTTTGGCCTGTCTTTCCATTAAAACTTCTTTATTAAATCTCTCAGGTTGCGTTGGTTCTCCCGGTTCAATATCAAGAGACATAATCCATTCGGCTACATCTTCGTATTCCGAAGGTATACTTGGATCGGGTTTTACAGCAGGGAATTTGACAACAGGGTATCCTTCCTTCAGGATATTATAAATTGAATCTTTAGTTTGAGGGGTTCCTAGAAGGATTACCCTGCCGCCAACATTCCTAATCTGTTCAGCTTCAAGAGCTTTATTTAAAAGTTTTTGTCTTGTTTGAGTTGTTTCACAGTTGCCCTCTATTTCGATATCATCAAAAATCAAGTACTCCGCGTGTGATCCGGTAATTTGCCCGGTAATACCCCGAGCATAGCACGATCTATCTTGTCCAACTTTAGTTCTATTTTGGACATTAAAAGAAAAAGCATTATCAATCGTTCCTTCACCCGGTTTCATATCTTGGCAATAAGGAACTAGATCAAGTATTCGACGAGTCATGGAAATAAATTCCACGGCTTTTTGTCCAGTAGCAGACACAACCATAATAGTACTGTTAGGATCTTTTAAAAGAAACCACGAAGCAAGACATGAAGTAATAACGGATTTACCAAAACCACGGCCAGCCTGTAACTGCATGTCCTTGGGTCCATTCTGAAGCTCGTCGGCCATTGCATACTGGGCCGGAGTTGGTTCTCCTAAACCTAGGTATTTAAAACAAGCCCACATATGGTTTCTAAAGTCTTTAACCATTTCAGGGGGTATGTTCATTTCTTTTTACCTCTTGCCCTACGATCTCCGGGCCTATCTGTCTTGCTTCCTCTATTAGCAGCAGCTTTCTTTTTAACTAATCGACCACTTGGAGTATGTGACAAATCTAAACCATCGCCATTACCGTAAGTTCCAGCTTTTCTATTCGCTTTATTTAAACTAGCTCTATATTTTTTCTGCTTGGTTTTTTTATTTCTTCTTTTGTCATATTCTAGTTTTTTCTTATACGAAGCTGGATTCTTTTTGTAATTACGTGTTGATTTAGATTCATTCACTAGAACTGCGCTCCATTTCTCTGAGCCTTACTTCGTGATCTTGTACAATATCTTTTAGACTGGCTAAAGTGACAGCTAATTCACCTAACTCGCGTTGAATTTTCCATAAATTCGCTACAATACCCAATCCAATAAGTATTTGTAAAAAAGCACCGAAATAAGACATGTCCATTATTAACTCCCAAACTTAAATGGGGCTGCTTTGGACATTGTTTCCTCTACAGCCTTTAAATTATCTTTAGAAATAGATCCAGCATCTTCTTTATTATCGTTTACAACACCACGGACTACTTGATATAAACCGGGGCTGCATTTATCTGGATCTTCTAAGTCCCTAATTAATGCCTCGAATAACATATCTTGAAGCGTTTTGGCTTTATTCTCCACTGGAGTTCTCCTTTAGTTTTATTTTATTCAGAATTTCTTGTCTTTTCTTACAAGAATTACAAGGTTTAACTTGGTTATAGGTAAGTTTGTTAATCGTGTTCTTAACCCAATCTCCTAGACCAATGGCCTTTTTCTTTCTTTCTGCTTCTTCTAATTTTAATCTTAGGGTTTGGTTTTGATTTTTAATTCTTGATACCCTAGCTGCTTCATTTGAATAAAAAGCATTTATGGTATAATCATCATTTACGACTGTTTGGACTTCTCTAATATGTCCATCGTCATCAACAAAAGTTAATGTACTAGTTGCCTTCATTTTAAGTTCCTATTGATTTGTAATAAGTTAAAAGATCACCTAAGCTGGTATTATCATCACAACCTGTGTCAGAAAGATCAGCTAAGTGGATTAATCCGTGAGATGTTGAAAAATTAGGCTTTCCACTATGCTCATTAGAATTATATGTAGCAAAGAAACTAATGCATGGTCCGGGATGTGCCGCTTCAGCATCTGCTTGGGCTTTATCTTGGCAATATTTAAGCAAACTTGAATCAGTATTTGTGCCAATAATTCTAGCGTATCTATATTTATTTGCGTTTTTATGGAAGAACGAGTTTAAGAAGAAGGGTTGAATATTTTTACAACCATCTGCTGCTGTATTGGTTTCAAACCTTTCGCTTATTCCGCTTATATAATGATTTGGGGGGCCGTGGTCCTCTCCTCTTGTTGCATAGGCGCATCCCTGTGCCCCACAACAATATTCAATACATCCATTTTGTCCTCCATATCCCGGTCCTGAGCATGAAGTATTGTATCCGCCTTGTACACATTCCGCAGTTTTACATATACATGACTCGCCTGTTTTCCTACTTGCGGTTAATTGTAATGCTCCATCATCTCCTTTATAGTCACCCGCTCTGATGCATCTCATTAGTTGCCTTGTTGTACAGCTTACTTCATCATCAAATTCTTCAGCGGAAGAATCTTCATTCTGATAACACCATCCTACGGCGGAAGAAAAAGGATCAATTGCATTTGGATTGGCTCTTTCTCCGTTAAGTAAACCAAAATTATTACAAGCAAAGAACACACCAATATCGCCTAAGCCAAGTCGTCTAGACTCGGAATCAGTAATGCCCCAAGCACTTCCTATTGCTCCTGTACAGAAAGACCCGTCTTTAAAAAATTCTGATCCAGAATCCCATTCTATTTTTAGAAGAGATTTTTCCATACATTGTGTTACGGGGACAGAAAAGCTTCTATAGAATCCTTCCCACCACTCTAAAACTTCAGTTCCGGCGTTTACTTCGCTTTCTCTGATAGGCAAACTCAGGGCAAATATACATTTATTACTTCTTGTGTCTCCGTTTGCGGTATTATTTTCGCTTTCATCTGCACACGCATCTATTGATTTAATATAAATACCCGCAGGAATAATATAAGTAGAGTATTCGTACAGTGAATTATTATAAGCTTCTCCACATTTCATCGGACAAGCTGGCTCAGTACAAGTTCTCTCATGTATAAGCTGTATTGCCTCGGAATATGCTCTACTACAAGTTTCTCCAAAATCCTCTGCACAAGAACAAAGACTATGAGGAACATCATATATTTTCCGTGGAATACATTCTTTTCCTCCCGGTGGTATTGTACAAAAAACATCATATTTGGCTTTTTCGTTGGGTCTTGCACATTGTTTTCTATTAAGACAATGAGGAATTCCTATAGTGAAAGTAGGCATAAAAGTATGTCCTTCAGCTTGTGCATCAGCCCAACTAGCCGAGTATTCACTTGCTGCATTAAATTTCTTTAATTCCCAATCTGGAGCATATTTCCCAATTCCTGTGCCAATATAAGCTGGAAGACAGTTTAAATTACCCTTAACATCAGCTTTATCTCCTTCATAACTAGAATCTGTAGGATCTGGATCTCCTTGTTCAAGACATGGTTGTTGATATTCGTGATGTCCTACAGTATTAAAACCTCTATGTCTAGAGGGGTTTAAACCATTACAGGGAGAACCGCATATGGTATTATTAAATACTGCCTCATTAAGAGCTTTGCCCAGATGTCCCCCGTAGACATAATGACCAGCTATTCCTCTTGTGGTTTCTATACCTGCTGGATTCGCAAAAGAAACAATCCAATCCAAATAATCATCATCCCAAAATACCCCACCAATACCTCCTGCATATTGATCAACAGAGCTTGAGAATCGGTGCCAGTTTTCCTGATCTCCTAGTATATTTCCATTTATATTATTATGTAAATCTTTAATACTACATGCACTGTCTACAACAAATCTTCTATCTAAGATAGCAGTTCCTTGGTTTAATCCATCATTAGGCTGCTTAGAAGCTATTCTAAGATAGGGGTCTTGTATCCAAAGAAGTCTATTTCTTTGTGCGACTTGGGCTATATCATCCCATGTAGACCAATCAAAGTCAGAGTGATTTTGTCTATCTAGAATTTCTATATTAGAAAGATAATAATGACACATGTATGGTTCGGTATCTCCATCTGCTATGCTTCCAGTAGTAGTGTGCGGGGCCATAAAAGAACCATGTTCAGATCGAGAATAATAAAAATTATTTATATTTACAGGAATATAGTTACCGCAAGCATCTCTGTCGCTACCTAATGTATAAGTAAACTCTAGCTTTAAGTCAGTAGCACCTAATTCTCTTTGTTCCATACCCCCGGTATAATCACCCCAAGGACTAATTGTTACATTTTTAACGCATCCGTTTGTATAGTCTCTACTTCCTCCTTCTGGATCATCACAACTAGCACGGCCAAATTGTTCTTTAGGACAACCATATGCAGTTGTTGGTTCTGTATCGCCAGAAGCACCGTTCGCTGTACCGACAAATGATTCCAAAGTAACAAAATGTCTCCAAGGAGAATCATTGGAAGTACAATCAAATTTTCTTACGATTTTTATTTCAGGGGGTAGATTATTTGAGTTTTTACAATGCTTACCAAAGTCTTCTGCGGACATTTTGGCACCATGACTAGCGTTTGTAACAATACTTCTTGTACAAGGACTACTTCCTTGCCATCTTCCCGAAGTAGCATCTGCATCTTCGTTGATGTAATCACCAATTTTAGTAGTACCAAGCTGCAATGTATTAGCAGCAGGACTATTACTAGTATCAGCACAGAATGATCCATTACCCTCCGCAATCGCTGCTTCACATCCATAGAATTTAGAAGAATCTTGTGGATTCATTCTAAAATGCATACCATAAATATGAGTAAGAGGAATTTCGTTAATGGCACCATATGCGGCTTGATAGGCTCCACCTACTTCTGGTTTGTATTGAGTAAAACCAACAATCTTAAAAGACCTGTTTATTCTTCTTGCTGTATTAGCAGTTCCGGTATCAATCTTGGGGTCCATATCCATAATAAGGAATGTACCTTTATTATTATCAATATTCATAAAGTTATCAGAAGCATCGCTACCACCAATAAAGGCTGTTGGGATATTTTCTGTGGTTATAGAATCAAAGGTAGCGTGGTGTGCAATAGCTTTATCTCCAGCTTCTCCCTCTTCAGTTTGAATAATGGTTACTATACCCCCGTCAACCTCTACATGTAACTTAAGTTTTCCATGTCCGTGATCATCATTTTCTACAATTGCCTTAAAATTAGCCGCTGTAGTAGCTGCGCTAGTAACAGCCTGAAACTCTCTGTTAGAAGCCGTAGGAGAGCCTGTGACGGCTTTGTAGACTTTTGAGGTTCCATCTGTCGATTCTAATGTAACGGTTGTATCGGACGTTATGCTTGAGTAAGAGGAAGTTCCGTCAAAGGTAAATCTGGTTGATGATCTATTTGATCCACTGAAGAAATTAAGGGGGACTCTTGCTTCGGAGGTACCTGTATAAGTCCACTCTACGTTTGCTTTGTTTGTGGCATCAGAAGCAAAAGTAATGCCCCCTACCGTTTTTAGGGTAGAGTTTGGCTGAGTACCTATAGCTGTATGATCGGGAATATTATATGATTCCCCGCTTACCGATGCTCCGGGGTTTAAATACTGAGGATGGTTACTGTTTTTAACTTCTTCAAGAAGAGGAGTATAATCAATATAGAAGAACCGTCTGGTCATATCTGGGTGGGGTAGACCATCTTGTTTTGAGGTAGCACTTTCATCATAATCTTTACTAATATCAGTTAAGTAAGTATTATCTGATACCTCTGTTCCGCCATCTGGGCAATCTGGATAAGCTTCTGAAACATCGTATCCGACTTCTTCTGCTTCACAACCGGGCCAAGTAAATCTTTTAAAAGCAGCGTTATTTGGCGCATCTCCTCTTGCATCTACATTAAATTGAAAATAATCATTACAGTCACACATACAAAGAACTGCATACAATCTACCGTAGCTTCCGGGGGATGATGTCCCATCCTTTACATTCTTATGCCTAAGGTGGTATAGAAGACAATCTTCGCAGTTACCGAAATTGTTTCCGCTTTCGTCTTTATCAGAAAAGTTTGCAGTAAAGTCATCATAGTTGATGCCACCAGCGTCAACACCAGTAGACGGCATTAGTGCGTTTTTCATCCTATCCGTTAAAACGGGACCGAAGCAAAAATTATGGGGATCTCTAAAAATATGCCCGGTTGTATAATCTGCTGCATCGTAATAAGTTTTGTTAAGATAAAGACCATAATTACCAGCTTGTTCTCCAATTCTAGAAAGAGATTCCACAGGGTCTGCTTTCCAGTATTTATTGCAACAACAGTTTCCGCTTGTCTTAGTCATCTATTCTCCTTAGGTACCACATGGGCCTTGGTGTACATTTGGTACACTAAAGTAATAAAAGGGAGGAGCGGGGGTATATTTAGCATCGCTTGTAGACGGCGAACCCGCTGTTACATTAGTTCCATCGTATCCCGCAGCGGCTCCTACGCCACCGGGGGTTACCATGCCTGCGTAATCTGCTTCTCCACTAGTTGAAGCTGTCCATCGTTCGTGCATAACAACAACAGTTCCAGCGGCAATTGGCTCAATAGCATATTGCGGAGGATAATATCTTTTACTAAA